TGGTAACATCCTTGGCTAACGTATAAATCACATCCCAAGACTTCGTAGTGTTTACATTCACTGCGCCATTAAGGGTGACAGTCTCGACTTGTTCAGCCCCATTCAGTTCACCTCGAATCACAACGCTCTTGCTCGTGTCTGATGCTGAACTACTCACGAACCTCATCAATTCGTCAGCCGGTTGCGTAAGAACTCCAACAGGGGTTTGCTCAGTGTAAAGAATGGGAGTACCGGAGCGCTCAAAGATATTAGGATCTACTCGGAATAGGAGCTGTTGATCTACCGGGAAAACTTCCTGTTCATTCCACCGCACCGCTACCACATGCTCTATCTCAAGAGGTAGTGTAAGAATGTTCGTTGTTGCGGCCTTAGTAGCTAGAACAAGTGTATCCTTCCACAAACCTGCATGGTAAATCATCTCGTATCGGCGGCGAGCAAAACGCTTAGCTAACGCAACGCTTGTACTGTCTGATTTGTTCAGTTTATCCGTTACGTCAGCCGCGATTTCCGATAATGTTAATGACATAATAACCCTTTATTTCTTCGGATAGGTTGCGTTGATTTGTTCGATAATCGGTTTCAATTGCAGCAATAATGCATCGTTGTTATTTTGAATCTTCTCGTATAACGCCATAGGCAGATCTAACAGCAACCCTCGCTTAAGATATTCTTCCCTTCGACTTCTATCGTTATCTTTGGAAGCAACCGCATCCTTGATTTGATTCCACTTAGCCACACATTCTGCTTTAGTGGGACAATCACCGGAGCCACGCCACTTAGCGGCCATGGCTTCATAGCTCGACAAATCAGGCGCAACATTTTCCCCCGGCCGTAATTCATTCATGACAAGTGCAAGATCCATTATGCTACCTTTCTAAAGAACGCAGTGGTGTATATCTCCACTGAGCCGTCATTTGCAGGAAATCCAAATCCTTGAGTTGCAGATGATGCAGAGCAGAAGTGTTGAATTTCTAATGTTTTTTGTGCTGCTAGAACAAATCGACCTGTGATTTGAGAATGGCTAATACTGCCGACTGTGGCCGATGTTCTTGCTGATTCTCCTAAAAGTACGTCAGAAGAATCTGTTATGTTATACAACTTACATCTATGGTTATCGACTTGGTAAGCCGGCGCTCGAATAATGCATTCGTATGTACCCGCAGCTAGCGTGATTTGATTGGATGAAATACTGCAGTGATTTCCTGTATCAACAACCTCGGTGTTAATATCCCTTGTTCTCCATGCGCCCGAAGTAAAAGTACCACCCGCAGTATTTGCTGCTTTCTGATCTTGAACAACAATGATGTCGGCTGTTGTCGAAGAAAGCATTGTGCTATCAATCTTTCCACTTCCGTTGAGCTTTACCACCTTACCGCTATCACCTGCACCTGCGGAGGTTGTTACACCTTGAACCGCTGCACTTGCTACACTGTTAGATGTAGATATTTGACCGCTTGACACAGCAATCCCGCTATCCTTTTTACGCTCATTGCTCGAATCGTAAGTAATTAAATTATCAGCCATATATTAGCTCTCAATGACGTTGTTTTCGTGAAGTTCCCAAGATGTTCCGTTAAATTGAAAAGTCATTCCGCCCTTAAGCGTTTTACTTTCATTAAAGACAATTAATGAACCGCTTCCGTTCTCTTGGATGGTGAGCGTATTGCTTGCTGTGGTAACCGGCCCATTCATTCGAAAATAGAACCGATCTCCTTCGACCGCATTGGTGCGGCTTAGGTTAATAATACAAGCCCCACTTAATGTGCCGCTAAACTTCTGAATGTAATCGCTTGTGCTGCGCGTTAGTGTAGTTGTACCGCTTGTAAGGGTTACCGCAGCTACACCATACCCAACAATCTGTAAACTTGAATCGCCACCATTTTGAGCAAGACCTAAACCCGCACAATTAGCATTAAGCTTAACCGCTGTGATTGCACCGCTCGATATTTCACCTGCAACAATACCGGTGATAGTAGCGAGGTTAACTGCATTGTTTAGTTTTGTGTGAGTAATATTCAACTCACCATTTGCAAATGAATATCCCGTTGTAATTGTTGCCATAAATTATATTGCTGCTTGAAAATGCATTGCGTCCGGTAGCTTCCATAAGCCACCCCATGTCCACCCGTATTTCTCAAAAATCTTGATCACAGCCTCGGGCATCATTCCTTTTGTTTTGTCGTACTTTTTGCCCAACTGATTACGCTCCGGGTCTAAGTCGATTGCTGCACCCCATGCATGAGTTGAAAGACTGTGGCCGCCACGTCGGCGCCTATAGCAGTAGCATCCTCCGAATAAATCCATCCGCGCTTGATGCACGGCCTCTACACTTCCGTAATGCTTTAAAATGTCTCCCAAAATTGCATTGAGGGATTTTGCCACTTGCTTGTTGCAGCAAATCTTATGGATTCGTACCGGTTCAACGCTTCCCACGTAGAACATTGGATATGCTGTGGCGATTGTGGTGAGAAATGAGTTCTCCCACCGTTCCGTAGGCAGCCCGTCATACCCTAATTCATGTTTGCCGTAGTACTTGGTTAAATCTTCAACCGTATCTCTCGGCCACATTGGGAGCGCAAGGATTGAAGAGGGCGGAGTCGCCGCCCCCTTCTCTCCTAAGTTGCTTACTTGATTGCTCATTAAGCGACTAATCCGTGGTTACGGAGCTTCGTGCGAATGGTGTTGATCTTTGCAGCCAACGAAGCAACGGCATTGCGTACTTCAGCTTGGTTGTAAGAGGCACCAATAGCGGCGATTGTGTCGCCCGCTGATCCGCCTGAGTTATCAGTGAGAGCAGCGAAGGTTGATTCCTGCGCTCCGACAACTTTAGTTCCGTTAACTTTATACCCGGGTGTTCCGGGCCCATTAATGTCGATATTTACTCGTGATCTTTTATCAGCCATAATTCTTTCCTTTATTAGTCAGGTTGTGACCAAGCCTTTTTGATTTGTTCCTTTGTGTATTTGCTCTTCCACGGGCCACCCTTGCATTCCTCTTGGTAGTAACCCTTAAGGACATCGTGCTTAGTGGTGTTCGTGTTTTGAGCAAAACCAACAACGGAAATACTCGACGGCACCTCAACGCGTTCGAATTGAAGTACCACCGGCAAATCCCGTTCTGAAACAGACCTCACCATTGTGACCCTCAAACCGTTCTCCTTGTTGATGTACTCGTAGAGTGGCATAGACTTAGTACATTCCTCCCTCTTCGTCCTTTTTCTTGGCGCCTTCCATAAGGGAATCGAGCGATTCCTCGCTCTCATCCTTCTTGGGTTCTGCAGGCTCTTCCTTCTTAGCGGAAGCTGCAACAGGTTCGCCGTTGACCATGCTAGGGGTTACATAAGTAAACCCACCTTCAGCACGTGAAACCTTGCCTTTAACCGTAAACTCAACCTCATCACCATTTTCAGGCTCAACACCTTCAACAGCTAAGTTTTGAGACGGTAAGCAAAGCTCCATTGAGCCGCCTTTAGGCTTTCCAACTCCAATGACTAGAGCTTCCATTTATTTTCTTTCGTTATTGATAGCCCCGCCGGCTTTTACACCGGCAGAGCTATCAGCCTATGAATTAGGAGTATTGAGTTAAGCTACGAAGCACTACGAAGAAGCTGTTGTTCAGAATCTTCGCTCCGCAATAGCCTTTCCATCCCGCAGTGATGAACTGATTTAATGGATCGGATTTATCGGGCTTATCGTTGATGATGATCTTAGGAGAGTTGGGGTTCCCCAAATCACCAATGTCAGTCCAAGCGTAAGCTTCTTTCCCTACGATGTAGGAAGCGAAGACTCCGCCGGATCCGGCATATGTTCCTTCAGACCCACCGGTATCTTCACGCCAAGGAGCAGTGTCTTCTACGACACGGACACCATGTAGTTTTCCGGCTTCACCGTTAAACAATTTACCCACAGCGCTGTATTTAGCGGCTTCGAGCCAATCGTTGTCGTTCATCAAGTCACGTGTAACTTGAGGAGCTGCAATCATTACGTAATCTCCATCGAATGTTGGAGCACGGTTGATCTTGAGGTTAGTGCAAGAATCAAGAAGATCCGTTGCAATGATTTTTCCGGCTGCAGTTGAAGCGGCAACAAGGGCGGCATAGTTTGCCAATCCTTGAGCATATCGCTTGGTTGTACCGGCCTTCAGCTCAGTGTTAACGAGATCGTCAACCTTGAGCGCGCAATCTTCACCCATGAGGGCGATACCATCGCGCAGCACATCGAGCAATTGCACATAGTTGGCAATGTCGGTGTACTTGATTGCTTCCCCGATTTGAGAAAGCGTAATGTTCACTTCAGTGTAAGTCACAGAAGTGAAGGTATTAATTGCTGTACCTTCAGTGAGTGATTGCACATTGGATGCCGCACCTGCAACACGTCGAAAAACGGAAACCGTCTTACCACCTTGTTGTTTGGGAAGCTTTACTTTTTTCGCAAACTCAGCCTTGCGTGTGGCTTGAATCGCATGCTTGATAAGCTCGCGACTCATTACTTTTTGTAGTTGTTCGTTCCACCCTGATAATGATGTCGTTACTGCTGCCATTTTATTTTCTCCGTGAATCGATCAACCATGCTTACTTTTAAGCCTGTGATAACTCCTCAGCTTGTCGTTCCAACTCCGCTAACTGTTCCTCATGAGATAGATTCTCAAAGGACTTAGGTGCGGGGCGGCTCGACGGTGCTCCGGTGTTCAAGCTAGTGAGCTTGGTTAATCGTTGAATTTCTTTATCTTTTTCGGCGACTTGCTTCTGTAAATCCGATACAAGCGCGGCATTCTTGGTAAGATCGAATTTCATCTTCGCTACCTCAACAGCCTTCGAGAATCCGTTGACAGAACTAAAGAACTCCGGGTTTTGTTCGAGTAAGGACTTCAATTCCTTACCAAGGCCCTGCGTTGCATCCTTTAATTCCGGCATCTTCTCGATAATTTGATGCGCGTTGTACCAATAACGGTTGTCCTTACTGTAATCGGAGGGTTTACTTTCAGACTTACTCTTGTTTGCCTTCCACTCTTGAAGCGCTTTAAGTTGAGCTTCAGCATCCTTAACTAAATCCTCGCGTCCTTCTTGTTTGAAGTCCTCGATTGCATCAGTAAGTTCCTTTTCACTCCACTTTGTAGGAGGTTGGTCTTGCACTTTGAGCTTAGATTCAACCTCTTGCAGCTTGGCTATAATCTCACTTTCTCTCTCGGCAAGTTCCTTCTCCTGCTTTTTTAGCCTCTCCTGCCAATCTTGAAGATTTTGCCGCAACTCCCGATTTTGCTTGGCCCGTTGATACTTAGAAGAGTCCTCAGCGTCCTTTGATTCATCCCGTACTTCGTCTTTCTTCTCATCTTTCTCTTTTTCATCGGGTTTATTTGCGTTTGAATCCGCGTTTGAATCGGATTTATCAGAGTCAGTCGCCTGTTTTTGTTCCTTGTTAACGTCCTGAGTCCACTCAGAACCTTCTTGATCCTCTTTTCCCGAGTTAAGCGGCGCCTGTTCCGCTTCATTTGACAGGCTAGTATCAAGCGGTATCTCTGATTTTCCTTCGTCGGCTGCTTCTGCACCCGCGAGAAAAGCATCAAAAGGATTGCTTGAGTTATTCGAGTTAGAGTTATCTTTAGTTTGCATGTTAGTTGTTTAATTAAGGGTGTAGATGTTCAAGACTCTCAGCCCCCTTAGTAGCTTCAGCCTTGTCTTGTTCCTCATCCGGGGGAACTCCCGTAAAAGCCTCAAGGTGCGCAACACATGCTCGCCAACCGCATGCAAAACCTGCGGCATGTTCTACGTTCCTTGATTGCAAAGTTGCCCATCGGTCTTGCTCGAAAGAGCTATTCACCATGTTGGCGTGTAGCCTTTGACCTGTTGGGGTGTTAAAAAATGCGCGTAAAGCCGCCTCATCATCCGATGACCATTGAGCCTTATCTGTGAATGGCCGTGTGCGGGAAAACAGGAATAGCGACTTTAAGAATCTTCTCATTTAGATAGTTCCCTCCATTGGAAGTTGCTCTTGCTGCTGCATGGCTAGTTGCTGCTCCATCTGTGCCCGTTGAATCACTGACTGCAGGATTTGCACCGCTTGATTAACTTGAGGCGTCATCTGAGTTGCTAACTGCTTATTCATTTGCTGTAAGAACTCCCAATGAGCACGACCGTGCTTAAGTAGTAAGGCGGCTAACTCAGGGTGAATCGGTTCGCCTGTCTTAACCTTGCGCTCCAAGAAGAAGAGAAGCGCTTGAAGGTGGATTTCATGTCGATCATGGGGGTGAACCTGAACATCAAACCCGTTAATCATGTTGCCGATTTCGTCAGCCTGCTCTTCCATGTGATCGTTATTTGCAAGCTGTGGCTCAACGTAGAGCGTCTTAACTAACCGTGGGTCATCTTCCTCAAGCACTGACTTAGCCAATTCACCTTGGTTAACGAACGGATGGTTATTAAACATTTGAAAGCGATTCACCGCCTTTTGATACCGCAGTTGCTTATTAAAGCTGTCAGCACTGCCACTAGGACGAATGAGATAATCATCATGAAGTGCTTCTTGCGGCACATTGAGAAGCTCACCTTGATAATAATAATCAAGAGCCTCTTTATCGTATTGCATGTAGAGCGAGTAGCATTGCTCGTATAACTCAGTGAGTGAGTTACGGAAGATTCTTGCCCGCAGATCCACACCTTGCCCCATGAGGTTTGCAATGTTCTGCACCTCAGTTGCTGTCTTACGTTCCTTGGTATTGATTGCTTGCCCTTGTCCGTAATCCGGCATACCAATTCGGTATTCCGCAACCATGCGCTCATTGATCATCTCTTGATCGAATGAGATGCCGGGAGCGGGATTAACTACCGGAGTTAGCTTGAAATTAACGATCTGACCGGGCTTGAGCCGTTGATTCTGTGCAGGAGCTAGACCGCCTTCGCTCGAATAGATCGGGCGATTGTAAAGCGTCATCGCATCAAGCTTTTCGTTCCACGTCTTACAGAGGGCAGATTCAAATGGAGCTAAGATTTCAGGGACGCCACGCGCTGAATAGAACCCTTCGTCCTTCACCTCCATGAAGAAAGTGATGTAAGGAGGTTTCCCGTGCTTATACGGAATACCCATTGAAGGACGGATCTGAATATCAGGGGCGAGTGGGCTATAGAAATGAACCATCCAACCGGAAGCCGTGCGCTCGTAGGTCTCATAGATAATGATCTGATCGTCGCGTTCGCCATAAGTCAGACCTTCACGGCGATACTTATCATCAACCTTCTGTGGGGTCTCACCTTTGCCACAAATACGCTTAAGCGCTGCAGGATCTTGATTGTACTGATCGCCAAGGCGTTGGTATTGCAGCTTGGAATAACGGACGATTTCCGTCATCCGGTCGGCATTCTCATGGATGTCTTGGGTATCCCAAGGAACAACGAAGAAAATCGGATCAAATGCCCTGAAAGCTAAGCGTCGCCTTTCGTTATCCCAAAAGGGCTTAACAACTGCAACACCCTCCATGAGCATGTAATCTATGAGGGTAAGAACCGCAGTATCGAAGTTAGTCTTATACTTAAGCCGGTAATCGAACCATTGACCGGTAGCGCTCGTAAACTTGGTGTCTTGTGACTTCATGGAAATGAAGCTCGCTACATGCTCCATTCCGAACACTTGCTGATAATAAAAGGGCTTAAACTTATCGATGGTTGAATCAATCAGCGGAAAATGCATATCCGCTGCACCCGGCCAAGGCTTCTGCTTACGGCGCAATCCATGATGCCGCATCTCGTACCAAACCGATTGACGATCTTCCCATTCCTTTCGGTCTCTCAAATCTTGGTTGACCTGCTTACAAATTTCTTGGCTCATAATTTTGTCCAACAAAGCAAAAGGGGCTTAAGCGCATTTCTGCACCTAAGCCCCTTAAAGCTCGGCTTGAATGTTGCGGCTAAGGAACCGCTAGTGACCCATTTAGTGATCAGCTAAACAGGTATTCAAAATCTCAATAGTTATCCTTTTTTTTTACCGTAGTTAATATCTCCGTAACCATTTTTAATCCATCCTCGCCGAACGAGAGCGCAATTAATCTTGCGAACCTCATCACGGTTAAATGGTTTTACATCTACATCAAATATATGTTCATCAAAATCCACCTTAACCCGCATCGGTAGGTTATTGTGTCTTGCTATCCCAAGGGCGCTAAGGTTTTCCATTTGTAAGTCTAAGTTCATCAATCTTCTGTAATAGATATATTTCTCTTGCGTCGCGCTGTTCAATATATGCCTTGCTCACAAGGTAAACTTCATCGGTCGTAACCTCTCCAAATATCTCGTTTACCGTCAGCGCTTGGGCTTTGAGAGTCATTGGGCTTATCTTTGTTCCACGTGGAAGTTTTATTGCCCATGCGTTCCCGCTCGGCGTCTCGATGATGGTCGGCTCTTGTGTCGTTGCGCATCCGGTTAACAAGCTGCTCAAGCATAGCGTCAGCATCAGCATCGTGACCCAAACCCCGCAAGCGCCTAATGTTTTCAAGCGTTGCCCCGTAGCTTTCCCGCATATCATCCACCCTTTCATCCCTGTTTGGTGATTGCTTTCGTTTAAGTACATAAGTTACTAAACCAATGATCGCTGATATGATTGATATAATGGCCGCTATCGTCATTTCTTGATCACTAGGCCGATATGCTCCATGAATTTAACGATCTTGTCCAAGATACTGTCATCTTTTGGAGTAGGTGTTAGTTTGACGATTATGCGAGCTGCAATCACAATTCCACCGATTGCCGCCACAATATCTTGCCAATTTGTCAGTATGTAATTCATCTAGTATTTCCTTTTTAAAAGTTCCTTGATGTCTTCTTTGACTTCCTTCATATCCTGCCGAAATTCAGACAATACAGCCGATCTGCGGTTTTCATCCTTCTCGTAGTCGGTCTTAGAAACGAAATAAGTACTGAGATAGAATAGTACTGCAGCACCTCCTGTAATAAGTAGTAATCTCGGCTCAAGTTGTAAGAGATTTGCAATTAATTCTTTCATAGTCTCACCATCCAATAAAGTGCAGCACCGCTGCAGTTATTGCTCCCCATAGAAAGCCTATTGCGAAGGATAGTTTGTTATACTTAACGACAACCTTTTCAAACACCTGCGGTTTTAATTCAGTTACTGTAATGTATTTTGGAACCTCCACCGCTTTAGGCACTTCTATAAAAACTTCTTTAATTCGCTCAATAATGGTTGGCTCCTGCTTTGCTTCAGGCGCTATGGAATCAACAGAAGAATAAAACTTCCCCGTAGCTCGGTTCACGCGAACACGCTGAACATATTGTCTAGGTTGAATATTCACTATTGAAGATCTGTTTTACAATCCGGGCAGCACAACTCACAGAGATGATCCCAAAATCCCTCCTCAATTTGCTCCGGTGTAAGCCGCGCCTTAAGCCCCTCTTTTGAGTTGATGGGTGGGGTTGCCTGATGATTGTAGTTAATTACAGGCGGCGTATCCCCTTTTTCATAAACCGTTGCTGTGTTACCATTAATAACAACAGCAATTGTGTTTTTGGGATCCGGCTGCTCGGACAGCCTCTGCACTCCATCCACAAAGATCATTGGTATTGTTCTCATAAATTATTCATCCCATTCCCGCATAACAAAGGCTGTCGCAGCCTCAAGGGAGATTGTGTCACCTGTATTCGAGGGATCTCCTATACAATCAACCGTAACGTCATTGTCTGTATTCTGTGCAAAGGTAGTGATACTTGCCTGAGCAATTCCATCCGCGTCGCTAGCTGCAAATATTGCTTGTGAGGATGCGTTGTTAAGATTAAAGACGATTGCTCTACGATGCAGCGTCGCTGTTGTGGTTACAGTAACATTGACGATATTTGTACCTCCAAACGCGACCCTACATATCTTCGAGTTAGCATTGTTTGTGTACGACCAAAGTGTATCTATGAGGAATCCTCCATTCGGCCCCATTCGGCCCCCTTTAAGAGTAAAGGCTTTTAAACTTGTTGGCGAGGTCGTCCCCGTCACGCTATGCTGCGTATGGTCGCAGAACTCAATAGGTATAGTTCCAAACTCAGTATCATTACCTTCATTAATTCTCCAAATTTCAATAAACACGCCATACAAAGTAATTGTCTCAGCGGAATTTGCTAATGTAGCTATAAAGTCTATCGTTTGATTCGATGAGAAATCTACCGTAGCTGAACCTGATCCGAACGTAGAATTTCCCAGACCGATACTTTGACCTACTCCCATGAAAGATTGGGAGTTGAATGCATCCCTACAAAATATATAGATAGGACGTTGCAAAGAAGACACAGCCGTTGCTGTAACATTCAGGAAGTCTGTACCCCCGATCTGTACTTGCATGGTCTTATTATTAGCACTATTTGTATGTCCCCATAATGGCCATATAGCTATTAACCCAGCCTTACCCACCTTTTTTCCTAGCAGAGTAAGGGAAGCAAGGGTGGTAGGCGAAGTAGTTCCAGTGACAGAAGCATTCACTCCCTTCATATAATAAGCAGGCAGGAATTGTTGTTGAGGAAATAATGGCATGGTTAATAAGGTCTCGCTACAGCCAATACACAGGCATGCTGATTCATTGTGTCAGTACTAGTAGCTAACACGCTGTCAATATTGATTGTCACATTTTGAGAGGTATCCACAGAGGCCGTTCCTATCGCATTACCACTAGTTCCAAGGCCAATGCTCGAGCCTATATTCCAAACACACTGAGAGGAAACAGAGTTCCTATTTCGAATTACCGTAAATCTAACGCATTGGTTAGTGCTGTTCATCGTATGATCCACTAAGTCAGTGCCACCAAAGCTAATAATAAACTGCTTGTTGTTCGCGTTACTATTAACTGTCGTATAGCTGAGGATAAACAGAACTCCATTGGGTCCCATAATTCCACCGGGAAGAACGAAGGTCTTCATCGTGGTTCTGGAAGTCGTACCAGTATGCACGAAAGTGGTGTTGTTAGAGTCCAGCCCAAACGACTCCATTCGAGGGATAAACAGCCCTGACAAGGCACGTTGGAATTGGTATTCTAGTCTTCCCATGGCTTATGTGCTCTCGGTAGTTACCCGAGCGTCTCCTGAAACTCCTGTATCCCACACTGCATCCACTGCACCTGTCCAAGTGTCATCCTCGTAGTATCCTTGGGGGGCAATCTTTACAGAGTAAGAGGTAGTTGAAGCCGTGCCCCCCCGTTTGAGATACATATTTGTGGTCGCGTCGTTATATACCGACCACCTAATACGATTCCCATCAGCACTGAGAATAGAAGTATTTGTCGTGGCTCCAGTTACATTAGAAACAGTAGAGGTAGCTGTCTTTGGTTTATTAGTCCATAATCTTCCAGCGTTATCTGTTCTTAGAAATACATAATCACCATCAGCAGGTGTTAGAGCAGATACTGAGTCGTCCCGAACCGCCCCAGCTCCCACTACAGTATCTGTAGCTCCCGCCACAGCATCAACAGCCTTACCCAAATTTGTCGCTCCATTTCCGGGTGTCACACTCGTGACATCCACATCCCCAATATCAACACCACTGTTTGCTGCCAGCTTACCAATGGCATTCGTTCCCGCAGGAAGAGCTGAACCAATAGAAACAGATCCATCTACAGTGATTGAGTTGCCACCATCTTGAATGTTGACCGCTGAAGCTCCTGACGCATTGTTGATCGTGACATCACCAATATCTACGCCGTCATTGCTCGTTAGTTTACCAATTCCATTTGTTCCCGCACTTAATCCGACTGTCCATGTACCGCCTTGATGAGCTGCGATACTGTCTGTTGAGTTCGAAAGCGCTGTCGGATTAACAATGAGTGTACCGTCCGTCTCAGCTAGGGCTGCCACTGCAGCGTTTGCCGAAGTGAAGGCAATCATCGCCCCACCTGTTGCGGAGGAATCGGAATCACCTTCAGTATATTCTGTGCCTGCACCACCGCCTGCTGCATTAGTATCAACAAGAAGCCTACCTGTAGCTCGATCAATAGCTAACTCAGCTGCATCATCAGCTGTATAATTTGGCGCATACCCTGATTTAGTTACCGCACGAACAGCAACAACATTTGCCTCTGTCTTTTTGGCAACTATTTGTTTTATCCATGTCCAATCCATAGAAATCCTTATTTAGCTGCTACAATCTTGGCTCGCTGCCCTGCAGCAATAACCACACCCTCAGACTCTGCTTTAGCTAACACTTCCTTTGCGCGACTTGGGTTTGAATCCGCTAATGCTTCAAGTTTAGCTTTTACTGCAGCCCGAATCTCTGCAGCATTCGTCCTTGAATGATTATTGCGAAGGACATCCACCAACCGACCTGCGTTATGCAGATTACCATTCTTATCCTCGACATAAATGTTACCTAAAGACTCATCAACAACCACAACACCTGCACGTGCAGCTAGAGTGAAGAATAATAAACTAAAGATAATTAAACTTGCTGTTCTCATATTAATACCTCTGTAATACTGCTCCGAATGTGTTTGTGTAACCAAGAGTGGCACCGTTCCAAGTAGCGACCGCCGTTTGACTGACACTCACCGTGTCGTTGGCTGTTACCCTCATACTAAAGACCACGTTGGTTGTAGGTAGATCAGAAGGCCATCGAGGAATCAGGGCATCACCTGTGCGAGCACCTGTGACGGTAAATGTTACTGTCTTAGACTGACCGGCTGTTAGGTTGTCACCGAAACCTAGTGTAGATGTAGCCGTGACATTGGTTAATAAGAGGCTTCCTCCATTAACCTTCACCCCACCATCGTCTAACGACATAACAATGACTGTGTCATGAATTAGATTTAATGCACCCGCTCCACCGGTGTTTGCTTGTATTCTAACGTTACCGCCTCCATCGTCACTAATACTCCCCGCTCTAGCGCCTGCCTTCCAATAATATCCCGCGCCTTGATTGCCCACCGGCTCATGAACTAATATATCAGCCTGATCCCCAGATAATTCATTTGGTCTAATAACCAATTCGTTATCGCCTGCCGTTGGGACCCATGTATTAGTGTTTAGTCCAAGTCTTCCACTAATCAATTGGTTTGTTGTCCAAATATTAACAGTATTAGTTTGAGCTCCACCACCACCTGATGTAGTTCCTCCAACACCACCCAACACCCCAAGCACTCCAATAGCTAAGAGCATTAGCCCAACAACACACAGAACTATCTCTTCGCTATATTTATTCATATCCGTATGTCACATTTAGCCAACAATTGGCGGCTCCAATGGTCTTAGTTCCAATCGTGGTAGAGTTGCAAATAACTAACCCTGTAGAGCACGGCTGAAGACCGATTGTCCCCATGTCTAAGCTAATATTCGCACCCGCAAAGATCTTGAATACAGCTAAGGGGACTGCCCCATCAGAGGGTAAAGCAGATGCATCATGCACCTGTAAGTATTGATCCGGGCCGTTGTTGTATCCAACAATGGAATAAACCCGCCACGTTTTATTAGTTAGAACCGCACCTATTGTTAAGCTAGCAGCTAGCGCGGTTGTTTTTGCGTATCTAAGTTCGTTAAGTGATCCCATAGTATTTAAATTCCTGCAAATGCTCCTTCGACTTCCGTAAATTCATCTTCCTCGTCTGATAACCACCGACGATTCGTTTCAACTGTGTAAGAGATGGGTTCTAATGGTCGGCAAGCGATAGCACCGACAACCGCATCAGCACGGTCAGGTGATTCTGTCAGGTCTTGCTTTGACTCAAGACCAAGCTTTCCTCTACCCGTTAACCGAATCTTGCGAGTAGATAATTGCTTTTTAAGAATCTCATCGTTCGGTATGATGACTTCGCATTTTTCGATTTGGGCACATGCCTCAAACCACATCTCAGCCCCGCGGTTCGCGTAATTATCATTGAATGCTGTCTCACCGTTATTGACGCGGTTAACTCGCCATCCTGCCTCTGCTAATCGGTCGCAAATAGGCTTACCAATACCACCTTCATCACAGAAGATTTGATCGGGTGATAAGCCGTGGCGGTTAAACTCAATAATGAACTTTGCAACCGCTGACATTGTGTCGTTCTCTCTCCAACAGATAAGAGGATGAATGTAGTTCCCCTCGCGAACGGCGATTACATTTTCATCGCCGCCCGCGCCGAAATCACAGAAGGCAACCTTCGAGCCCGACCTCTTGGCTGGTGGATTTCGTAAGCAATGTTCTACCTTGGCTAATGTGATAACCAATGTGCGACCGTCGGCGTCATCTACAAACTCACTAAATATCATCGACCGTACTAGCGGATGATTCTCGCCGTACTTGGCTATACTCTTATCGATGTCTTCCTTGGCAATATGTGGACAATCAAAGGCAGTCACTGAATGGCGCCGGTAAAAGGCAGCCTCATCATGAAACGAACGATAGAACGCACCGGAACAGCCGCCCGTAGAACTCATGAGAAGCAGTCTCGTTGGTCGGCATCGTTCTATTGCTTCGAAGATGGGGTCAGCAACGCTCTTAGCCTCATCTACGATCATGAGAAGGGGCGATTTATCATGATTTTGCGCGTGCCAACCCTCGAACTTACCGGGTTTGTCAGTCGAGAATCCTACGACCTTCGAACCGTTTGGCCCGGTGATATCTGTTTGATTAAAAATGAACCCCGGAAACTTATCTTCATGTGCTCGGATAGCGGGGAATAGCTGTTCTTTGACTTGTCGAAATACGCCTGACGTTAAAACAGTGGTGCTATTCTTAAAGACTGTGAGATTCCAAAGGACTAATGGTGCTGCAATCTTGGTCGTTTTCCCTGATTCATTACAAGCTTTTAGGGAAGTAGCCCCGCGCTTAACGCAATCGTAGAGAACATCGAATTGCCAAGGGTAAAGCTTAAACCCGAGCGCTGCCGCAATACCCCAAGGAGTGCCGATCATTTGCTCGGGCTTAATCAAGCTGCTTCCTCCTGCCTAAGCTTGTTACGCTCAAACTCTTCCCAAGACTTCGACATTTCCTCTAAGACTTCCGGTGTGAAGACGTTGAGATTTATTGCACCGGAGTGTTTAAGATCGACTTCGTGACTGTCTTTAATTCCGTAAGCTTTAGTTGCAAGCTCATCTACCGCTGTTTCAGCACGGACATAGTTTAGAATTTCGCCACCATCAATAATCGGTACAGGCTGACCCTCTACAATGTTGGTAGCAAACTGACTCTGAGAAGCATCAATGAATTTATGGTATCGTTGGCAGCGCTGCTTAATTACATCGCGCCATTTCAAGTAACTGTCGGCTTCAATTTCCGCTACCTTTTCCGCCACTTTTTCCGCCACTTTTGCGACGATTTCCGCCTTTTCCCGCCTCCAACCTTCACGCGAACAACGTTTCTCGACGGAATTCTCGCTGACCCCAAACCTCTCCGCTAGTTCACGACACGAACCTTCACCGGCCTGATAAGCGGCTTTAATAGCAGACCAATCAGCTTTGGGGCGGCGAGTCAACAACCATACTAGTACTTAAAACGCTAGTTGATAGCGACTGACGCGCTAACTTGATGAGACATAAGTTGATCAATCCCCTATGACAATCAACGATTTACTTTTGAGACACAACAGGACATACAATCACACCAAATGTTCATACTTTTTCTTGTAAACCCATTGAGCATATATTCCCTTTGCTACAGCCTTAACCATATATCGTGGCACAATCCTCATTGCGGGAATTGAAGGCATTGCCAATTCTGTTAAGGTTTGTATGGGTGAATCTTCATACATAACAACCCATTGAACCCCTCGAGCACTCCTCCTTAATTTTAAAACCTCACTGCGCTGAAGAGCCCGATACCTTTTTACCTGATCACTCGCGTTATTTGCTTTCGGCTTCTTTTTGATGATAGGCATAGCTTTTCGATACTCCAACCGTAGGTCATGAACAGTTCTCTAATGACTGCATTCCTTGCCACAACCAAATGTGATGAACGCCCGCGCCCCGGAAACGCCTTTAAGCTGATGCCAAACTTTTGGCAGACGTAATCCAACCTCTCTGAATCCGGGACGTGCCGAGTCTTATCCTCTGCACGGGTCTCTAGTGCTCGAATCCTTAGTTCTAACGCTGCCAATCTCGCTTCAATGTCTTGCGGGTACAATCAGCTAGTAGGGGTTAAATAGTACTATCCTCAGTGCCAAAATTTTGGCAATGGATTTTGGCACTGGTGCCAAAAATTCTGCTTAAACGGGCTTGAATGCCTGTTTACTAATGTGCAGAATGTTTACTTAGAAAGTGAGTCCAAAAAAGGGATTTCTCCTCTGAGAATGAAGGAAAAAGGGGATTCTAAGGTACAACGCACTCATAGCTCAACTGGATAGAGCATCGGTCTTCGGAACCCATGTTTTCCCCTATGAGGATTGACTCAGTGCCAAAAGAATGCCAAAAATTGCACCCGATTTTTAGGACTTCAGTGCCAAAATATGAATCAACTCATCACTCAACCCGCACAAGAAACAACCAAGAAGTCATGGCCTAAAATCGAGTTTAAAAACGGATGGTGGCTCGTTGATTCAAGGAAGATGGTAAACGGAGTTGCATCCGGTTCAAGAGAAAAGTTTGAGACGAAAAAGAGAGCAGAAGCAAGGGCTGCTGCCATCCTAGATAAAACAAAAAGGTATGGAGTAGAGGCGGGAACAATTTCGGCTTCTCTAACTCATGATGCCATCACAGCAAAAGAGATTCTTAAACCTTTTCAGACAACACTCACAGAAGCCGCTCGCTTTTACGCCACCCACTTAGCAAAGCGTGAGTATTCTATTCCTTTAAAAAAAGCTTTAGATGAGTGGTTTTTATTCAAACGCAGCAATGACAAGTTAAGTAAAAAAACGATTACAACAAACGAAGACAAAGCAAAAATATTAGAGCCGCTACATGACAAGCTTGTCTTTGATATTTCCCCAGCCAATTTGCAAGAGCTGTTCAACGCCAGTAAGCTTTCGGAATGCACCAAGTACAATACAAGACGCATACTGTCTGAGTTTTTTCTGTGGTGTAAAACACCGGGACGCGAATACATACAGCATAATCCCTGCGAGTTCGTTGAAGTGTCATATACCCCCGGTGAGGTAAAAATTCTCAATGTGGAGCAATGCGGGACATTACTTGAGACCGCTAAGAAGTCTAGATGGCCTGATGAATTTGTTCCTTATGTCGCTATTGGTCTCTTCATGGGATTAAGACCTGAGGCTGAACTTCAACCACTTCGATGGGAGCACGTACATTTCAACACAAACGAAATTGAGGTTTATTCCACAAAGATAAAAGACAAGCGATATATCTCAATAACTTCTGAGCTTTCAAAACTACTACTTCAGCATAAGAAGCAATCCGGCTTAATTGTATCTACGGTTAATTTCAGAAAACGATGGGACGCTATTAAGCTTTTAGCCGGATTTGATGAAAGCAATCCATGGCCGAATGATGCCATGCGACATAGTTTTGCTTCTTATTGGCTAAGCATGAGCAAAGAAGGTGTAAAAGGATTTGAAGGTGGAAAGCCACGCCTAGCCGAGATCATGGAAAATTCTATTAGGATCATTGATTTACACTACCGCCGCGCTATTCCAAAAGATGAGGCTGAGAAGTTTTGGGGACTACTCAAAACGGAAAATTTGAAGACTCATCAAGCAGTTTAGGAAGATATTCTAAGGCCTTAGGATCTTTTTCCTCAAAATACTTTCTTGCTCGCTGGGGTAGCCATACCTCATGAAAATGTTTTCTAAAATCTGCCAGCCATTCGTTTGGATAAAGCCGAGCATCAACCATTCTACCATCTGCATAAACATGTTTGTAGGTTGGTAGGCTTTTTGTATCTACTTTTTTCTCATCCCGCAACCATTTGGCAAACATGCGCCCCTCCGAAATATCAGGAAGTAAATTCTCAGGTAATGTGTATCCTGAGCTTTCCAAGGGCCCAATCAACGAAAAGGTGAGCTCATTCAGGACAGAAAAATGCGTATGTGGAACCTCAGATCTATTAGCAATGTATCGTTGAATATGATAAGGCAACCTAGTTTTGACAGCACCACTCATCCACTCGCGAACCCATTTAGATACCGCGACAGCAAATTTTGGAGAAAGCCACTGACCTAAATGAACCGCCACGTCAGGATGAACCCAAGTACCTTGCATTTGAGGAATCCCTCCCTTTACTGTGACAACAAGTCCCGATGCGGGAATTCCCGCATCGGAAGATAAAGCCTCTAGGAACTCCTTTGTTGTATCTAGTCTAGAATAATCACTGAACTTCTTGCCAACAGCATTACATAAAGCAGTCGCATTGATGTATCCATCCATTGCCCGTTGCTGAATTAAAGCCCCCTCAATTTCCCTGTCGATAAATTGAAAATTAAGTTGATTGGTCATTTTGCCATTTTTACACGAAACCACGAAACGAAGCAAACATTCAACATTTTATGGAGGCAGGAAAGCGTAGGTAGAAACTGTGGGTGGAGTCTCTTATCGAGACGATCTATTGATGACTTCAGCTCTCCATTTCGAGTACCCCTCTGAAACAAACTCTGACCATCCCTGCCCTGTTGTCTCGAAAAAGCCTTTTGTAATCCAATGTGTAACAAATCCTACAATGAAAATGTCCACAGCTCCTAAAATATACCAAGCGTCAATACCTGTTAGCTCCATGAATTTTAAATTAGAGAGAATCAAAACGACCGACACCAACAAGAAAAACACACCCCAAGTAAAGAACCTCCATCGACGACCAACATAGTACTCTTTGAAAGCTGACCTTAAATTCTCATTTATATTTTGACCATCAAAACCACACTCACATTTTCCGTGTTCATCAACAAACACAAAACATTGCGGACATTTCATAGAAGTATTAAACCTTAAATGCGGCCAAGCGTATCGACGACCTGTAGAACAGGGTAATGCCAATAAAGATCCTCTTCCTTTAGCCGAATTGGCTCATACTTTTCATTAAAACTTGAAAGAGTAATGATCGTGTTGTGAGGGTCGCCGTTGCAATGGAACTTCTTAAAGACAGGACCCATATTCTTTATGTTAGCTACAACTAAATCTCCGTTTATGGGCTTTCTTTCATCAGTAACAATCACAACTTGGCCCGCGTAGTAGCGTGGTTCCATTGAGTCACCAACTATCTTAATACCTACCGCCTTCTTAATGTGCTTGGGGATATGCACGGGAACAGTGATTTGGTGGGCTATCGGTATGCCATAGAAATCATGGGCTTGTCCAGCTGTGGACATAGCAATAATTGGAACCTCCCTCGTCAACTCTAGCTCCACCTTATAATTAGAAATATCCTCTTTTAGAGTGCCTTTATCAAACGTCTCGAGCGCTTCTTTGATCAAGCGAATGGTAGAAGGATGAGAGGCTTCAATTCCCTTTTTTTCAATCAATGACAAAGTTGGCTTACTAACTCCACTCATTCGATGGAGATCAGCCTTCGTGAGACCGCGAATTTGAAGTTCGTGTTCTAAATCAAACTTTTTTTCCACAAAAGTTATATTTGTTGTTGACATTAGTTATATTTCTAACTAATGTTTGTTCTATATTGAACACGGCGCTGGCGAGCCCGACACAAAAGAATGAAAACGAAAGCTAAGATATCAAAGGGATTCATAGGTTGCAGTCAAGGTCAACGGCTTCACGCCGCATCTTCTGTGTCAAATCGCCAGTTTCCTGTGAGTCCCTTTGATCTCTCGCAACATCTCAAAGAGTCTCACGTCGCTACTTTGCGTAGTTAGTTTAAAAACACAAGACCAAACAAATGACTAAATTAATAAATATTTTGGAGTTTTTAAAAAAGACAGAAATTAACACCTCAACCCCACCGTATTTTAACACAGTTTTACAATTTGCCTAGTGGGGAAAATGAGAAATTTTTTCCTCCCATAAGTTCAACTAATAACCCCGTCAGCACAATGATAGACCCCGAACAACTATATAAGACAACGGAAGTAGCAAAGATACTCCGGTTCCACCGCAACACCATTCTCGACATGATTGAGTGCGAAGAGATCGACGTCGTTCTACCACGTAAACAAGGAGGGCATTACAAGATCCCGGGTTACGCAATCATCGAATATCTCGACAAGAAGAAACGAGAAGCAACCGCATTTAAAGGCTTATGAACTACCTAATCCGCAAAGTTCGCTACTACCGCAATCTGCATCGCTTGAAACTTCAAGGGATTAAATCAATCACACTATGACAGCCTGTTTTATTTGCCACACCCAACACGCTCCGATTACTCACCGCATCGGCGGCACAACAATTCACCATTGTGTTCCATGTGAGAACAACAGGTTTTTAGTCATATCAAATTTCCTAGAGGCTTCCGTGTTGGTCACACGGGGAAGCGGCACCGGTTTGAGAGAGAGGGAACACTCGCAGCCTCTGATGATTTCTGAAACCAAACAACTATAACACAAACAACATATGATATTAAAACATGACAGTAACTATACACCGGCTCCAGATGGAGTTAACAACGCAGTCTGTGTAGATGTAGTGGACTTAGGTTTAGTTGATACCCAATGGGGTAAAAAGCCAAAGCTCCGACTTGTTTGGGAGGTTGAAGCTAAGCAACCAAACGGAAAGCGATTTCTAGTTGTTCAATCTTACGGTGCATCTATCGGACCAAAATCAACTCTCAGAAAGCATCTTAAAGGATGGAGAGGTCGAGATTTTACACCAGAAGAGTTAAAAGGCTTCGACATTGAAAAGATCATAGGCGCTCCCTGTCAGATTGTCGTGGTTCACAACGAATCAGAAGATGGCCGAGTTTTCGCAAACGTTGAAACAGTTTTAAAAGCCAATGGCACAAAGCTAACGCCATCCGGTGAATACATCCGAGTTAAAGACAGAACCGAAGATCAAGCTGGTTCTACCAGCAATGAACCAGACTTAGCCAACGAAGATATTCCATTTTAATCATATGATCTTAGTAGAACGCCAACAACCTTCCCATTGGTATTTACCGGACGGCACACCCTACCACACGGTAGCACGTGCCGACGGTAAAGGGGAAAGACCTGTCACATTACGTGATGCCCGCAAAGTAGGCGCTCTTCCCTCTGTGACTAACCGACTAAGTGTATTAGCTAAGCCCGGATTAGATGCATGGAGGGTTGAGCAAGGGATTCTATCGGCTCTTACGTTACCTAAAGGAGCAGATGAATCCTTAGATCAATTCGCTAAGCGGGTAGTCGAGGATTCGATGAGCCAAGTAAATAAGGCTAGTGAACTTGGTTCATTGGTTCACTCGGCGGCTGAAGATTACTTAATTAGCAAGGTTCTCCCTAAAGATCCTCAGATTGTATCCCTCTTTGAACCTTTTAAAACTTGGTTAGACAACCATGTTGAAGCCGTGGCTCTATGTGAACGGGTTGTCATTCATGAAATTGAGGGATATGCCGGTCGCTTGGATTTATGCGCAAGAGTTAAAGATGTCGGTTTAGCTGTAATCGATTTCAAAACTCAGAACGTTAAATTAGACAAGCCTACCCTTTACGAGACTTGGCCACTTCAATTAGAAGCCTATCGCCAAGCTATCTTGGCCAAGGATGACCCATTCCTGAAACCTACGCACCTCATTAGCGTGGTTATCAACACCAATAAGCCGGGTGTATTCCCTCATGTCTGGGACACGGCCGAGTACGAAGAGCATTGGAAAGCATTTAAGAATGCATCCTTCCTGTGGAGTTACCTCAAAAAGTACTCACCAGTAGTAAAACAACTGAAGCAAGCAGCTTAACAATTTAGTAACGGTCTCCTGAGAGGTCGATGGAGGAGAGTAACAAATAAACCCAGATGTATATCATTAAACATTGGAACGACCTATTCGAAACAGCTGAAACCAGAAAGTTACAGCATCTTCGATGGGTTCCAGTTCCAAACAAGCATGACGGCAAATCATTCCGACGTATTGCAAACCTGCAAAACGGATTGGATGTATTTGGCGCATGGATGTTGATTCTGCAAATTGCCAGTAAAATGCCAGTTAGGGGACAACTAAAAGATGAGGATGGACCCATCACCTCTGAGGATATGAGCCTAATGACAGGCTTTCCAAAAGAGAGATTTGAGACCGCCATCCAGATTCTAAGTGACCCTAAAATTGGATGGTTAGAAACGGTTCCTGAGTCCGTTAAATCGGCACCGAACTCCATCAATATGGGTGGCTCAACTGAAATTCCAGCATCATCTCCTGCTCGTCCAGCAGATGCTCCTGAACGTCCAGCATCATCTCCCGCTGAAGGGAAGGAAGGGAAAGAAGGGAATGGAAAGAAGGTTAGCGACTCGCCTTCGGCAAGTCTGAAGCGCCAGTTCACTGACCTTTGGTGTTCTTCGTATGAGAAATTCTTCTCCTCAAAGTACCTCTTTCAGGGTGCGAAGGATGGAACGGCGGCCGATCGACTTTTAACGATAGAAACACCTGAGAACCTCATTTCGATTGCCCGGCTGGCTTGGGAGCTTCCGAACGACTTCGATTGCAAGCATGCCGCTTCGCTAGCTGGCTTTGCTTCCCGGTTTAATGAGATCCGCAAGCGTGTGAATTTCGTTAAGGCTCCAACCAAAAACACCGGACCATTCGCAAATCTATGAATAACCCCATTGAACTAGCCCTAATCGGACCCCTACTGCTTGGAGATTCCCTTGCTTTAGAAAAAGTGGATGAGTTGAGCCAAGTAGGGTTTAACTCGAAACACTTTCAATCTCACGCTTGTCGTGCGGTTTGGGAGCACGTTCGGGAACTACTCGCAAAGAGCGCCTTCACCTGTGAGAAATTGCTCGATTTCTGTCTAAACAACGAGCGCGTAGGGATTGATCCAGTTGAGCGCAGCATGTGGATTGCTGAAGCCCAGAAAAGCGGCCTAGCGGTCAATATGACTGAACACGCCCTAACCCTGATGGAAAGGAGCTTAAGGCAAGAAACGCTCGAAGCAATCGATTCTGTGCCCAAGGACAGCGCCCAGCAAATCCTTGATGAGTTAGAAAATAAGATTTTCACGCTTCGCAGTAAGGCCACTCACACCCAGACAGATGAGAAACTTGAAGGCATTAAGGAATTGCAAGAAGAGCTAACCCTCATGGCTCAAGGCAAGCGGGTAATGCGCTCTAGCCATGTTGATATATGGGACAAGACGTTTGGCGGCTTACCAGATGCTCAGCTCATCATTCTAGCCGGTCGCCCGGGTGGAGGTAAGACCAGCCTTGCTGAGCAACTTATAGATTCTATGGTTCGCAATGGAGAGCCATGTCTCTATGTCCAAAGAGAGCTTTCGAGATCCCGAGCCGTAGGAAGGCTTGCAGCACGTAAAGCTGGTGTTGCTTGGTCGAGATTCGAAACCAAGACCATGAACAGGCAGCAAGTTGACCAGCTTTATAGGTCGATCAAAGAGTACGAACGCTTACCACTTTACCTAGCACCGGTTAAAACTTGCAATGCTGCTACCCTAGCACCTCTCATCCGCTACCATGCCCGACATCACGGAGTGAAGTTCGTGGTTATGGACTACGTACAACTTATCGATGTTCCACGTGGAATGGAGCGCAGGGTTGCTATTGGAGAAGTTACTCGTAGCTTAAAGCTTACCGCCAATGAAACTAAGGCAACCATCATTGCTATAGCTCAACTTAGTCGAGATACAGACAAGGGAGATAAACCAACACTTAGCAGTCTTAAAGAGTCTGGGGACATCGAACAAGATGCTGATGTGGTTTTAGCTTTATGGTGCAAAGAAAACAGGGATGGCATGGATTGTTGGCCGGTAAGTTGGACAATTTTAAAAAATCGTAACGGTTCAGTTGGTACCGGTGAAGTTATGTTCGATGGTCCGAGTATGACCTTCAAAGGAAAAGCTCAACAATTAAGAGTAGCCTAATGCCCCGCCCCCTTTACGAGACAGAGGGACAAAGAAAAAGAGAATATGAAGTTGCTATCAAAGCCGCCGAAACTTGGAAGTGCAAAGCGCAAAAGATCCCTATCTCGTATCACCTCGATTACGCATTTATGCGGGACGACAAGTTATGCGCGTGGGCAGAAGTTAAATGCAGGACTAACCATGTCAACGCATACCCTACTTACATGCTTTCGATGAATAAGATTATGCACGGCATTCAAATGAACACGATCACCGGAGCTGCATTTGTTCTTATCGTCGAGTTCACAAACGGCATCTACTGGGTGAAACCGGAGGGTAAATACACCATCGGGTTCAATGGGAGAAGAGACCGTAACGATACAGCTGACATGGAACCAGTGGCATATATCCCCATGAATGAATTTAAACCACTATAACCCAGAAAGCGTTTTAACCGCCAGAACAAAGCACCTTAACCGCTATGAAAGCCTTATCCCTAGAAGATATTGACCGACTAGTCCGAGCCTTTGAGATGGACTTCAAGGAAGATTTACCGAGTTTGGTTATCGAAGTCCGAGAACCCCATCTCATCGCGACCTTCACCCATGCAGGGCATGAGATTACCCTCACAGTAACTGAATGGGCAGACTTGTACCACAAGCTGAGTGATACAGCTAAAGAACTAAAACAAAAACCAGCTAAAAAATGCTAATGACAACCATTATTTCCATATTTCTAGGGTTTGCATGCGGAGTGATAGCAACGCTTTCCGTGATGTTCTGGAAGATAACCAGCGATGAGGATCAAGAATCTTGAAGCTAACACACCAAGAACTCAATGAATTCCTCAAGCGCAATCCAAGCTTACGTGTTGAAGGTGAAGGGATGCGGTCACACACCATCATTCAAGAACAGCAAACAGATCTACCTCAACAAAAAAACAAGAAAGCCATTTGTAGCTACAAACAAAAAAAACAAGCTATGGATGGAGCAAACCATAAAAAGTTTCGTGTCTCAATACACTGGCTTATTTCCGATAGGAGAACGCGAGACGGTTGGGGAATGGCGGAAACGATTGCTGACTGCGTCGTATCTGCCTCTAGACGATTCCTTGGACTGGATGATTCCCGGACCACAAAGCGTAGAGTACGTAAACAAGGGTGAAGAGGGTGCAATCATAACAATAGAACCCCTATGACATCAGAAACCCACACCATCCACAAACTATCACATCAAGACCTAATCGAAATCCTAACTGAGCACTTAGAAGTGCCTAAAGGGGCAGAAGTATCAGGAGAAATTGGATTTGCTAATGACGATTTCAGCTTAGCTGAACTCTTAGAAATTCGCATTGACGTAAAGCATAAGCAATGAAACGCATATCCCATACCTATCTAACGCGTAAGGTAAAGCATCTTAACTGGTGCAGGGAGCAAGCTCGTAAAATGGCAGCGGAGTTAATGGAAGCTAAAGCTAACAATCTTATTCTTGAAGCAAGGATACAACTCTTAAGACAAGAGATCACCATGCTCAAGATGATGCAGGGAGTTGCTTAACAAAGGAATAAACTCATGAAAACAACCATATTAATTATATCGGGAATCGTTCTAACCATCGAAGTGTGTTCTCTATTGAGTGCTAGAAGGCTAGAGCATGTATGGATACCAATGTTTTTAGCTTTTATGATTATTCCCGGGGTGATTGTTGTGATTCAGGATATTTATAGAACTATTAAATCAAAATGAAAAAATACACAGCATATCTAGGAACTGAGAAAGTGGAATTAGAGGAGTTGGAAGCTCCTGACAAATTATGGTGCGACGATCTTAAATTGGTTTTATTGCGAAGATGGCTCACCAATGTCCAAGAAGTCGAAGAAGAGGTTGACTGGAGCAAGGTGGAGAGAGGGGCAAAGGTGATTGTTAATTGTTGGAATAGTTTTAGTGAACCTAATTCTTGGGAAGAAGCGGAATTTATTGCGTATGAACCACGAGACAAGATGCCATTCATAGTTTGGCTGGGCGATGGAACGGCTCATAAAACTCACTGCAAACTCGCCTCACCTGATAAGTCTGAGCCCACGACTCGTGAGGAGTATTGGTGTATCGACAAACCTGCAATCGAAAAGTTCTCTGTTAAACAAAGCTTTGTTTTTACACATCATACGGTTGTTCAATTAAAGGTGATTCTCGATGACTTAGGTAACATCAAGTCTGTGGAGGTCGTATGACCAATCGCAAACCGAGAAACGAGAGGGAGAGATGTGCGATGAATAAGGCAATAGCAACGCTGAATATTTATATAGATCATTGCCAGCGCAAATTCAAGGAATGTGAGGCTATTGGGGATTACTGCGGGGCTAGTAACAGTCGTTGGGAGCTTCAATCGTATAAAAATGCAGTGTCAATAATTCAAGCCAACATGCCCAAACCAACAAAGAAAGGAAAGGCGAGATGAAGCACCTTGACCTATTCAGCGGAATTGGAGGGTTTGCTCTCGCCGCTCAATGGACAGGATTTACTACAATTGGATTTAGCGAGATAGATCCTTATTGCTGCGAGTTACTAAAGCAACATTGGCCGGAAATCAAAAACTATGGAGACATTAAAACAGCTAACTTTGCCGACGTTGGAGACGTGGACTTGCTTACCGGAGGATTCCCCTGCCAACCCTTCTCTGTTGCAGGGAAAAAGAAAGGCAAGGACGACCACCGCCACTTATGGCCGGAAATGCTTCGAGTTATTTCCGAAGTCAAACCCACTCGCATCTTGGGTGAAAACGTTGTTGGTATCGTCGGAATGGAACTCGACAATGTGCTCGCTGACTTGGAAAGCATCGGTTACACCACGTGGCCGCTTATTATTCCGGCTTGTGCCGTCGATGCGAGACATCGAAGAGACCGAGTATGGCTTTTGGCGTACTCCGAAAGCTTCGGACGGAACAGGAGGAGCAAGGAGTTTAGAGGGAATGAAGAGAGGTCACTGCATCAATCTCAGAGATCAAGTGAAGTGGTTTCCAACGCCTCAAGCAAGAGATTGGAAGGGAGCGTCAGGGCGAGCAATAAAAGGATTAGCGAAAGACCTGCCGTCTCAAATGGGTGGAAGCCTGAACCCCCAATTTGTCGAGTGGCTTATGGGATATCCAATCGAGCACACCGCCTTAAAGCACTCGGAAACTCAATCGTCCCGCAAGTCGCATATCAAATTTTAAAAGCAATACCACAATGACTTCTCCCACCAACCAACCCGCGCCGTTGTCGAAGCCTGTGATGGCTTGGGCTGCTTACGATAAAAATGGTCAATTACTTGGATTGTTATGGAATGAAGCCTGTCCTGATAAGGACTCGCGAGAGAATTGGGTTCAAGTCGAAGTCCGCCCCATGCAATCTGCACCTGCCGTCTCAGAGGAAGCCAAGTGGGAGAGTGAGACAGCGACTAGTAGTGACGATGGCGGAAACTTCTTTCAAGAAACCGTAGATAGAGCCAAGAAGATTATTGAGGAGAAGGATAAGGAGATAGAACGCCTGCGTATTGAAGTTAAGACATACAGAGATCTTTGGCAGGGGAAGAATTATAGGGAGGAATTTAAAAAACTTAGTATTGAGCTTCACGAAGCCAATCGCTTATACGAGTTTTACAAGGGTTTATCAGAGGAATTAGAGCAAAAGATAGAAAAAGCACGTGAGGCTTTGAAGCAATGGTATTACCTATGGGACAAAAACTTTATTGGTTGGGATAATGGCGAGCCGTTGAGCAAAGTAACCGCTGAAAGCTTTTCTAAGCTTTTAGATATTACTAGAGAAGCCCTCTCCTCTCTCTCCTCACCCGCCGAGCAAGAGAAGAAGGATGAAGAGCCGAGTGCGTCTGAGTGCTTGGAGTGGTTGGCTAAATCTAAAGCTTGGTTATGTGAATGGAATGGCAATTGGCTAATTAAAAGTACTAACGGAAAAACTCCTTTAGAAGCAATTAGAAGAGCCATGAAAGAGGAGCGCAAATCAAATGAGTGAACAAGAGCCAAAGAGATATACAGTTAATGGGCTTTGGACGAGCGACGGATTTTACGTCAAATATACCGACTACCAAAAGCTCGCCGAACGACTGAGGAGAGCTGAGGTGCTACTGAGTGAGGCAAGGATTGTCAACAGTGCCTTCTATCCTGATTGGATAAAGAAGTACGATGAATACAAAAAGGACTACGACAAAGAGGAGGAGAGGTAATTATGGGAGGCTATATAGATCACCAAAAAGGATGGGAATGCCCAAAATGCGGTAAGGTATGGGCACCTTGGATGAGTTCGTGTGATTGCATTAAAAATTATCAAACTGAAACCACATACGGTACAGGATTTCCGCTTGCTGATTGGATAGAGAAGAATAAGAAGAATAACCCCAATCAGGAGCAATTATGAGTGATGAATTTAACAAAATTAGAGGCCCCGGAGGTATGACTTGGGAAGAGAGAAGGAAGCATATTCAATCCCTGACCCCTCCCGAAAATCAGCCTAGAGAGTTGCCGGTTAGCGGATTTACTCTTGATGCCTTTAAAAGAGATCTTGGTAACTACAGAGAAGGCATTGTGAATCTTGCATTAGGCTTCACCCAAGATTTAGCCGAACAAGCCCGCAAAGCAATCGAGCTACAGAAAAACTACAAAGAGGAATGTGATAGAGCAGATCAATTAGAGGATTTGTACATCGCTGAAGCCAAGGAGAATCATAAGTTACGCGAGTTAGTGAAGGCTGCGGATGAGTTCATTGAATATTACATGTCGTCAGGCCTCCCATATGACAAAAGGACTGGAATGTTTAAACACTACTACTCTATGTATGATAGAGCTAAAGACCAACTCAGCGAGAAGGAGGGGGAATGATTGAGAAATGCTACTTAAAGGTCAAAGAGATCAAGCAATGCTGCTGTAATTGCATTCACCATTTACCCGTACACCAACATTGCATTACAAGTAATAGGCTTAAGAATGAGCTTGGCTGCTGCTGTCACATACAAAAGGGTTGGGCTTGTGTGTTTCCAGAGGAAAATAGGGTTTACGATAACTGGCCTGAACATTCCGTTGGATGCGAGCTTTACACACCAAAAACAAAGAAGAAGAAATGAATTTTGTGCAGGAGTTAACCACGACAACCGAGGCAGAACATAGTATGGCTGAAAAGGCGAGACGTTGCCGTTCCTGTGGTGAGTACTTACATGGTGTTCCTGACGAGGAACTCTCCTGCACACCAATATCCACCACCATTAATTCAAACGGCGCACTGCGTAGCGGGACAAATGAGAAACCCAGTTTTAACTGGGGGATGAGGCTCGCCAAACCTCATGGATGGTGGAGTTATTTTGTGCAGGACATTGAGGGCGGTGCGTCACTAAGGCGTATGAAATGGAAAGGCTATACAAAGAGGGGTGACGTGATGCGTCATTCTGTTGACGTGTACGGCCTTAAAATGGAGTGTGAGGTCAGGCGATGGCAAGCCTTGAGAGATAGCTGCCAATGGCAGACGGCTCGGAAAAAGCGACGACATCACACAGCCGAGCGACCTGAATCCTGCACCAATTTAACCGCAAGTGCTTTTGCTGGCCTAGACTGTTGGAAATCGCCGTATGCTAAAATCTGTGCGAGCAACGAAACGGTCAAGCTTCAGCGGGCATCTACCTACAAGCAATACATGAGAATAAGCTCCTCATATAGAGTGTTTGGGACGCTGAAGGCTTGCGGTTGATTTTATGAAATACCTATCCGTTGCAATATTATTTTTAATGATCGGTTGTTCGAATCAACCCGAGCCTAAATATATTCACGGTAAGGTACTATCAAAAGAAGTAGAACCGTCAAGAACTGAGACTCAAGTAACAACCATGATGGGACAGCCTTGGTTTGGAAAAGGAATGCCTATTGCAAGAACGCAAACAATTCCTGAAACATATATTATACATATCGAGGTCACCTCTTCAAAAGTGTTGCGTGTAACCAAGGAAGAGTACGAGAAAGCGGTTGTAGGGAAAAATATTACCTTAATGAGGTGAGCGTTATTAATTTCAAACTAGAACCTGACAACTAGCACTTATTTGGCAAGTCATAACATGACAATTTTTCCCCGTTGATCAGAAAAGATTGCCGCTCAACCAACAGAATAGGTTGCAAATCCTTCAACTAAGCGGTTGCTCTGCAGAAGTGGAGCAGCGGGGATTATTTTCACTTTTAACCACAATCGAAAATAGCAGATTAACTTATTAGCACCATGTCAGAATGTAAGAATTGTAAAGAAATACTAGATTACTGCGAATTAACCATAGCTGAAGCATTAGGAGACAAACAAACTATGAATCAAAATAAAACTATCCTTGAAGAAGCGGCGCAGATTACATCTACAGATCGAAACATTGATTATGGCCACCCCGCAGAAGATCATGGCCGTGTTGCTGCATTTTGGACAACATTTTTAGGTGTAAAATTAAATGAACCATTAACCCCACAGGAAGTTTGTATAATGATGATTTTGCTGAAGATTAGCCGTGAAAGAAATAAACACAAGAGAGATAACCTTGTTGATATTTGCGGCTATGCTCGCAACCATGAAATGATTGAAGAGAGAAATCTTAAATCGTCGCCTTCATCTCAATCCTAAACTCTCTTTTACCCTTTGAGATTTCCATAATAGGAGTTAACTCAATCGTTGTTACTCCTAAATCAGACGGCCCCATACAAGCATCTACCACATAAGAAGGCGTCTCAGGCTCCCATGCCTTCAAAAACGATCCCGTGCGTGCGATCAATTGCTTCCGGTGCTTCAGCATTAGCCCCGACCTAGAAGAATGCTCTAGCCGTAGCTTAGGCACAAACGCGGCGGGCTTCTTGTGATCATGGCCCATTAGGTAAATGTCAGCTTCCGCAATCTCACCCATTTGCTGCACTCGGTTAAGCGACCCGCCCACCATCCTTGCTGCCCCCTTGCCATGGTGACAGAAGATATCCAAGTGAATCCGACTATTATAATAATGGAAGTAAAGCCGAATGAATGCAGCCACCCCCAAGAATGTTGTCTTCATGAGGCGGGCAAGGCGCATATCGCTATTGGTGCCATCCGAAAACTCAGCATAGTGGTTGCCATTCACTAGCCCAATCAATCGACCCTTCATAAAATCAATTTCCTTAGCAAACCGCTCTATATGCTGATCATAGACATCTTCAAGCGTCTGCTTGGTTGACTCATGCAAGGCGCGTGTACCAAGAATGATACGCTCACTTGTACTAGCTAGGTCATTATAATCACCTAATCCCAAGAAAATGGAATTATTAACATTCGCCTTAGCCTGTGCCAACCAAGCTTTCCATCTATCCACATCACAAGCCGGACTATCTCGGTGGACATCAGAGAATGGGCGTAGATAAATCGTCTGACCTATGTTTTTGATTTTGTAGTCAAACCTACATACTTTGAATATTCCGGTTGTGAGCATCGGCTTCCTTGTGGTTGCCGCCCCTTCTCACGAAATTTATTTCATAGCTGTACTTAAATCTGTTGATAAAAGTCCAAGCTTTTTAGATGTTTGATAATACGTTTTTGAAACTTCTCGAAAATCCTCATACAAGGCTTCATCTCGTTTTTGTAGCCATTGCAAGTAAGGCTTACGTAATTCTTTATCTACCTTCAACGGCCCTCTTGACGAAACGCTAGATTTGATAGCTCGCAAAATAATCTTTTTATCTTTGTTATCCTTAGCTTCGTTCATCATTTCAGAGATAACCTCTTTTGCCGCCAAGGTATCCCCAAGAGTTAAAGCTTCCGTTAGTCTATCGTAATATGGTGAACGCTCTGTTCGGCTAAAGCTTCCAAGAATGGCAGGCTTTTCAATTCCTTGTTCATCTAAAAACCTGTCCATGGAAGCACGGGCTTTAAATAGAACAGCTCGACTGCGTTGAAGTTCAGAGGCTTCCCATTCGGCACCAATTGTGCCGGCTGTCTTAGCTGCACCCGCCCATCCATATCTAATACCGGGTACCTCACGGAATAGGAAATTGCCGGAATCGCGCCAAGTTAAACCACCTTGCTCATATCCTCGAATAATTAGATTTTCAAAGACATTGCGAACTGTACCAAAAGAAGGTGGCTCAATAGGATTCTTACCTCGCAACCGCTTAGCCGGATCTTCAATTAACGTAACTGTCCATTCTCCCCCAATACCTAGACCACCTGCCCAAATTAGATCATGCCACAATCTTTCGAGCGCTAAACCCATGGCTCGGCTTTGATCTTCTGTCATTGTCTCGCTAATTTCTTGCCATGAAGCATCCGGCCTTTCTTTGTCGAATAGCATCGACATAAGCATTAGTAAGCCTTCACCTGTTAGAATGGCCCCCGCTAATGTCATCACTGCAGGACGGATATCACGAACCTTTTTGTCGTTTACCGTATAACCAATGGTTGCAGGTTTAATGATTTCTTCAACCACCCTACGCGACATCGAGAAACCGAACTTTTGAAATTGAAAGAAAAACTTAGCGTATGGCGACTCCATCCATGCGGGAACTTGCCGCATATCATAGGTGAATTGAGTACTATTCGCGGCTGCACGTGCTAGCTTTTTAGCTTCAACTCCATAATCACCCACATCAAATTCCGCTTTGAGTTTTTGCCAATCAACACCATACTTTTGCAACTTAGCTAATGCAATTCGTGCGCTTCTTGAATCAGGATCTTTTACGATCTTCTTAATCGAGAACCTAGCCCAACTTAACCCCGCAGCCATGGCGTGAGAACGGTTAAAAGCTTCTACCAAACTAAAGCCGGTGTACTTTAGGGCGCCTGAAATTACCTTTGCTTGCGTTTCGGTGAACTCGCGAGCCTCAGCCATCCCCGCAATTAAATCAGATCTAAGAACACCTGCTTCCTCGGCTTTCATGATGTTATCTCGGATGTTTACCATCGCGCGTAATCCCGGAATAACACCAAATTCCGGCATTGTGTTTACAAGTATGGTGGAGAGGTTTCGTATTGCTGAGGCTATATTGGCAAGCTTTGAAACCGTGGTATAAGCACGCAAGCGTTGCATCCATTTATGCCAAGCCGTGTTCGGCTCCTCTTGGTAAATCTTAGTTTGAACAGCACCAATAAAGGCCCGTGTCCTGCCGCTCATGGACTCACTTGCTAACTTATCAAAAATGTCTTTTTGTATCTCTCCTTTGCCGATGCGTTGACCGAAATGTTTAATTTGTGCCACACGTTGCGCCCATCGATCTGTATAGTTAGGGATTACACGCTCAAAACGATACTCAAACCATTTTGGCGGTAGATTACCAACACGAGCAGCTTCGATATTTCCAAAGAACCCGTTGGTTTTCACCATATCTCGGTAATCTCTAAGGAATTTTTCAGCTTTTACGTGATCCACACCTAGGAAGGTTTGTAATTCCGTCAAATACTCATTGTATTTAGTGGGCTTTAAGTCACCGCCTTGTTGCAGAATCTCTGCAATATCCTTCCGTAGCATCCTAGGCCAATATTCCTTAACTGCACCAATTGGACGGAACGTTTTCTTAACGGGGTCATACACTTTAATTTTGAGCTTTTGGTTTACACCATTCATTCGCTCAAACATACGCTCAACTTCTGCAAGTAATTGTTGTGTATGAGGGTTTACTCGCCCCATTAATTGGCTCATTTCTTGCCGTGTAATGGTTGCTTCTTGAGTTTTACCCGCAGTATCGAAGGATTTTGCAGACTCCCTTAATTCCATGATCTTCTCAAATTGATCCAATGCGGCTTTGCGCTCCTTCCGAGGCAAGCTTCTTAAAATTTCATTGAATGGCTTACGAATCGCAGCTTCTGTTGCTACTTCATCGTCGTAGTATTTTTCAATTCTTCGACCAAGTTCAGCAACTTTGCCACCTGCCTTTTTCAGTGTATCAACCGCCGATTCAAAAGGACCACCAGCACGAAGTACACGTTTCCATGTTGGAGCAACTACACCAATTCCTTCATTATCGTCCTTTGTAAGAAACTGTGGAGTTATTTCTTCAGAGCCTTTTGTGAAGAATCTAGTTTTAGCTTCAGACTTTGAAAGTTTAGCAACCTTTTCTATACCATTTAGTTTCGCTTCAGTTTTGACGATAGCTTCCCTTAGCAAAAGCCCTATTTCTCCATCACCGGCGGCTTTAGCTGAAATCTTCATTCTATCCAATGCAGCCTTTACCCATTCGGTGAGCTTATTTAAAATCTGAAGAAATCTAGTCTCTGTCGTGAATTGCTTGTTTTTTCGCAATTGCACCATTTGCCGGACTACTTCAGCGGCAATCTTAGGCACCTCGACGGGATTTTTTTGTAAATGCTTATAAAGATCACGAGCATTTGTGAAATCACTTGGCCTATCAAGGTGTTCTTTGCCGTAGTAGATATTCCAAGAATCCACCAAGGCTTGGTCAATCTTGTCGGCTCTGCCATCGCCTGCTTTTCGGTAAGACTCAGACAGTCTTTGCATCTCATCCACTAAGGAAACAAGATTGGAATCAACAAATTCTTTGAAGTCTGACTTAGAATTTGTTTGCTTCCACAAATCCTTTAAGACGGACACATGGGCTGTATGAATGACTTCTTCTTCAAAGATATCCCGAATAGCAGTTTTCGCCGCTACAGGATCATCATACTTGGCAAGACTCTCAGCAATTCTCTCAGGATCGACAACTAGCTCGATGTCTCCGTTGGATCCATATCCCACGCCAGCTTTGATCTTTCCTCCTGACGCCTTTGCAATTCTTGCGCCCAAGCCTTCAATGACTCGCTCGGCTCTTGGGAGTTGCTCAAGTTGGTACTGTAGGAGTAATGATCTTCGTCCGACCCCGGAACTCTTGCGATACAAAGAAAGTTCAGGTTCTGAGACATTGGCTTCATTGGTGTCGTCAATATATCCTTGTTGATCTTGATTGTCACTTGCAAAAATCGCCGGTTGGCGCTCCTTTTCCACTGAAGAAATCTTACGTTCAACAGCAACTTCTTCTTCCGTTGGAATCTGTGAGGTCGCTTGTTCTTCAAGTTCCCTTAAATCAAAATCAGAATCATTTTCTAAAGCAGCTAGTTCATCCTTTGGACTCTCAAAAGTTGGTACTTCAGGTTTAACCTGTTCCTCAACTTTAGGTTGCTGTTCAACAACTTCTTCTTGTTGCGCTGTCTCCGTGTTATCAACCGCTTTAGGTCGCACTCTTCGCCCTGTGGCAACACTAATAAGTGCACTAGCAAAACCTGCCGATATACCACCCGCACCACCTGATTCAATCATGCCTTCAAGCAAATCGCGATTTTCATCGTAAACAGCCTTAGCGCCGGCATTACCTAAAACTTGCTGAACAACTTCTGTTGCCCCTTCAAGAGTTCCCTCCTTTAAAGCTTCTTTAAATAAGGAGTGAGTGGCTTGTCCGCCTATTTTCTTGTATAGGCTACCTACTAAACGATTAGGAACAATAACATCAAGCATGCCGGTTGGCGCTGTCATCATCGCAACATCAAGTGCTTGCTGTTCTGTTGCACCCTTTTCTTTTGCCTCATCGTAAGCAGAGGCGGCGGTCGCTGATACACCTAGAAGCGCAGTTGTCCCCATTTGTGATGTTTTTAATGGAGCGGCCGCTAAACCACCTCCCATAAAGCCACCCAATTGACCCATTGCAGATGGTAATGTTCCTGTTAAAAACTTTCTTTCGTGCTTAGGATTTGTAGGAAGATACTCTTTTGATAAGTCTTCAATGGCTTGCCCGAATTTATAAGTAGCCAAGTCTTTAACCTCTTTACCCTCATATTCACCAAATAGGTCTGTTTGCTTGGCAAGTGTTGCAATATATTTAGGAACAGATGAAGCAACTTGTGCCGCACCTTGCCCAATACTTCCTATTGTGCTGCGAACAGTTCCAATCTTATTATCGGGCGCAGGGTTGTCAGGATCTTCACCCCAATCTCTTGCCATTGCGTCAGCGGCTATTCTGTCAGCAATTTCTTTGTCTGTTTTAGGCTCAGTGATAGGATGGTCTATTAATTGGCGTTGACCGGCTAGAAATGTTAGGTGTTTATCAGCATCCAATTCTTGTCCGGATTCTTCTGCATATCGCAAGACATCTTGCGACCATTTCGAGAGAATCTCCTTCTTTTTTTCAGGAGGTGCCTCGTTCCATCGTGGATCACCTGTAACTTCGGACCACTTTAAGGGACTATTTACCATTAGATAGATTACTTATAGATTTCGTCTAAAGATCGGTACTTTGGCGTATTGCTTTGGCTTTCTTTTCCGTATCGCTTCATGAGGGCTTGATATTCAACCTCTTCTTGGTCTGTTCGCCCTGTATTTCTTCCAAACCATGGTTTATTCGGATTACCCTTTAATTCTAATTCCTCAAGTCTAGCTATCTCCTTAGCACTTTTCTTCTTGGTGATAATCTCATCAAGTTTGTCTGAAGGGATTTTCTCGCGAATCTTTGAACCATCTTCAGCTTCGTATTCTATTTCTGAAAGCACCGGTTTATCTACTTTAGGTGTCCTATCATAAACACCCAACTCCTTACGCCTCTGTAACAACTGCAACTCTCGTTCTAATGCATTTGCGCTAGCTGCATCTCCGCGTTCCAACGCAAGATCCTGCTCAAATACTTTAAGTCTCATCGCTCGATCGAAATCCGCCGCTGCTTTCTCATTTGCAAATTCTTCCTTAATTGACAGCTCATCCGATATCGCATTCTTTCGTTGTTGCCGCTTGCGTTCTTCCATTTTTGAATCAAACGCATCAGCTTGTGTCTGATTCATGTAAGCACCACCACCAAGATCGCGAATGTCATCGGTAGCCATATAATTAGTTAGGCCCGCCGTCGGAATCTTCTCACCTTTAAGCTCCCCGTATTCAGCCTCACTTATAGGTCTCTCTTCCGGTGCGATGTACATTCCGGGGTTCTTATAGCGTAGCATGGCCTCTTCTAAGGCACGCTGCCGCTTGCGTTCCTTCAGCAATTCTCTCTGCATCATTGCTTGTTGAAAGCTATTGCCGATCTCGTTTCCTAATCGAAACCCTTCAATCAAATCATTCCTTGGCATATTTATTATCTCCTACCGAAATAAGCTCCTGCAGCAGACCCACCAATTCCACCAACCACACCAAGCGCTTGCATCCAAGGGTTGGATGTGTTTGCGTAGATATTTGCGTTGTAGTTATTCATCGCGTTCCAATTTGCACTTTGTTGGCCGTAGATGCCTTGAGCAAATGAAGCACCTTGAGCACCTGCATTTGGATTTAACCCCATACCGGGCTGATACGCTGTAGGCTGAAATGGCGCCGCTTGGTTTTGTGCCCCACTTATATTTTGATATTGAGCGGTGAGAGGAGTACCAAGAACATAACCGCTAGCATTAGCTAAGCGTTGTTGTTTGAGTTTCTCTCCAACCTCAAACTTAGCCATGGTTTCTTGTGCAGTCGCTGCATTACCAAGGATATTCCCCCTAGCAGCTTGCGCCCCACGTACATATTCCTCTACATCCCTTTGCGCTTGGGGCGACAAGCTACTCCCTAAAAGTAAGTCTTCACGTACTTGCTTGGCTAAATCTTGGCGGGCCTTAAATCCTTCAGGGTCGGACTCCTCAAGGCGTTTCAAAGCTTCCTTATTAAAATCTCCACCGTACTTACGTTGGATATCTAAGATGGATTGAGCTGTAAGATCGGCTGTTTCGGCATTGACCTTCGCTTGCTCGCGTCCAAGCTCCGAATCGCCTAATCCTGTGAAATCGTAAGTCTTGTTTGTATCAGGATCATAAACGCTACGACCAAGCCTTGCAGCTTGTTCCACGCGCTTACGTGTCCCTAACGTTTCTATATCTGCTTCGATTGCTTCTCTATTCGCTGCCGCGTAATCCGGTGCTTGCGGTGGCGGCGGTGCCGGAGGTGCTGAAGGTGATCCCATATTATTTGCTCAATTTACTTTTTAGTTTTTCCCATGCGTAAACGTGAACTTTCGGTACGTTATCCTTAAAGCGAGTGAACGCTACCGCTTCACGTTGACCAAATCTATCTAGCGCCATCTGCCATACAGTTTTCATTCCATGCGGATGAACGCTTGCTACTAAATCAATCCAAAGAATCGGCCCCTGATAATCGACCGCGTAATATCTACCGCCATCCTCAATGCGTCCAATGGGACGCCCAATGCCGACCCCTTGCAGCTTACCCTTATGCATCGCAATCCCGCAGTGGCCGTGCATAATTGCCCAATCGATCCACGACTCCAAATCCTCCCGCTTCCAATTACGGCAAGGTAGGTTCAATTTCTCCTGCACTAAGAAATCAGCAATACGCGAGGCTCTCATTGTTCGTATTTCATGGGGTTAAGATAAGCATTCGAAGCGATATACTTGAGGCACAGCTTCCCTGAACTACTTGTAAACTTGTATTGGATTTCCCTAAACTCGCCTAAGCTCGCAATGTCGAATGTACGCTTGTGAATTGAAATGACTGCTAAATCAAAGGGTAGAGATGGAATTGGTAGTGAGTTAGTTTCACCTTGTGTTGAAAAGCTTGTTTCAATAGGTAAATCGACACTGTCTTGATCAATAATTGCGTATAAGTTCGCAGTAGCTAACGATTTATTAAAACGTGCCTCAACACACCATCCACCCTTGGGTGACAAAATGTCGTTATGTTGATAACCACGAGTAACAATAGTTGTTGCTATAGCCGTTCCGTTATCGTCGAAAGTAGCTTCTAACTCATTGTCTGCATCGTAATCCCATTCAAAAACCGTTCCATCCGTTTGCCCAAACAGAAGACGAATCTCATTGGCAAGCCGTGAGACCATAAACACCATTGGCGTCCAACCTGTCCAATATCCTAGCCACGCTTTCAGCCGAGTGTCATAAACGAGAACTGCATTGGGGGTGCTAGACCCATCAATCGGAACAGACAGCAAATACTTATTATCTACATACTCGGCGTTTGATAAATGGGCTGCACCCCAATTGATACGGTCAATGAGCGGTTGAATCGGCCATGAGATAGGCTCGCTTACCAAGGCTTCTAAGTTCGTTTCAGTTTGCCGAACAGTTCTTACACCATCACGCGCCAAGAAGAAGAAATCATTACCAACCATCTTACCGCTTCGATGAGCAACACAACCTACGCGGTTTGACACTTGTTTGATTGTCCAATCTGCCACCGATTGGGAAGGATCAGCATTGACCACATAAAAGCTATTGTTCTTGAAAACTAACAAGGTGAACCCTAGCCATCCCGCAATACATGTAATATTGTCTCCTTCACCGCCACCAACTCGGAAGCTTCTGTTTGTCCAATCCCATCCACCGGCGTCAGCATTCAAAACAGCAGAAACATAAACTGTGTCAGAATTGGATGGCACTGCGAAAAGCCGGTTCGTAAACCACGTCATGAATTTGACGATTGGCGGGTTAGGCGAAGAAGTTCCTAGATCTGTGAAAGTTGTCCCATTCCAACTACGGAGATTGTTAACCGTGTCCGTCACATAAAGCTTGTCGATGCCTTGAACAATCTCGACCTGTACTGTAGTGCTGCTTGGGGTAAATCCACTCGCGGTACTCCATGAGCCACCGCTGTATTGGAAGAATGCACCATTGACCGCAGCTAAAATCTTTTCAACGGTCGAAGTATCAAGTTCCCCCATACCTTGAACTCGTCCTGCGCTCACCGCACCCGAACCAAGAATGGTTGATCCTTTACGGGTCTGCACGCCGTCGCGTGTCACCATGATATTAATGCCACGTGCAAGCTGATTCGGTGCAAGCTCCGTAGGATCGGCTTGTTCATCCACTCCGCCATTAAATGACGGTGAGCCGTCCGTTATCAGAGCATCGTCTAAACCATCATTATAATTTGCCATGGAGAGTCTTAGAAGTAAGTCTTACCTAAGAAGTAACCGCCTGAAATATGTTTGCCGTCATATCCACCATCATCATCCGGTATCACTTGAGAGAACGAACCGGTTTGGTACGTATGGAGATTGATAGCTTGGAAGAGTAAATCGCGTGCTTCCTGCTTGCGTTCGCCTGCTTTGCCATATTGACGCTCGCGCTGAAGCATATCGGCTTCCACGTATGCAATGAGCGCATTGTCAATGCCTCGAATCAGGCTTGTGTCATTGTCATTGGTAAGTTGTCGCAATCTGCGCTTCCCAAGAACTAAAAGGGATTTGCTTGTATCACTTGGAGAATCAAGCAAACGAATGCGAACATATTTACGCTCCCGTTCAACATCCCATAATTCAACTAAAGTTGCGCTACTTGTAACCCCTGTAACTGTTACGGTACCGGTGGTAACATCCTTGGCTAACGTATAAATCACATCCCAAGACTTCGTAGTGTTTACATTCACTGCGCCATTAAGGGTGACAGTCTCGACTTGTTCAGCCCCATTCAGTTCACCTCGAATCACAACGCT